AACCGGAAAATGACAAAATATTAAAATATGAGATATTGTTTGATCTGGCAAAAGGGAAATTCAATCAGCAACTGTTTGCATAAACAGAGGTAATAAAATGAAAGATTATCGGGGTTACAACAAGGAAACAGTGCTTGAGGCAATTAAGGATAGTCGCGGCATAGTGAGTAGAATTTCCAAGAAGCTTGACTGTGAATGGCATACAGCCAAAAAGTAAATAGAGAAATGGGAGATAACAAAAACTCACTATGACAATGAGAATCAAAAAATACTGGATGTCGCAGAAGACAGGCTAATTGGTGCAATTGATACTGGCGAACAGTGGGCTATTAAGTTCATGCTGGCGACAAAGGGCCGCAATCGTGGCTATGTCGAAAGGCAAGAAATCGCCCCGACCGATCCGAGCGGTCAATATCCATTTTCGTTTTGCGATTTGGTAAAAGCAATAAATGAAAATAAGCGATAAAGACATAGCTCTTTACAATTCATATAAATCTGATTGGAATAAGTTCGCAAAAGAGATTCTCGGTGTTAGACTTGACAGAGAACAGCGAAAGATATTGTCAGTTGTTCAAGATAACAAGAAAATATCTGTGAGATCAGGTCATGCAAGAGGAAAAGACTACATTGCTGCAGTGGCTTCGTTATGTTTCCTGAATCTGAATTATCCCAGCAAAGTGATAAACACAGCTCCGACCGGAAGACAAGTTATCTCGATTATGATGTCGGAAATATCGAAAATATATCGGAATGCAAAATTTCCGCTTGGAGGGGAAGTTCTTTCGAGTAAAGTGCGAATGGCTGACGACTGGTTTCTGGAGGGATTCAAGGCGGCAGACAAAGCACATGAAGCATGGTCGGGCTATCACAGTCCGAATATTATGATAGTGATTACAGAGGCAAGCGGAATAAATCAAGACACCTATGATGCAATTGAAGGATTATTGACTGGCAATAGCAAGTTACTCTTAATCTTTAATCCAAACAGTACCACAGGGGAAGCATATAGAAGTACTAAAGACCCGCAATACAAGAAATTCAAATTGAACTGCATAAAAGCGCCTAATGTCCGAGTTCGAAAAGAACTTATTCCCGGTCAAGTAAACTGGGAATGGGTCGATGACCATGTAGAGAAATGGTGTACTAAGATAGACAAGACTGATGTCAATGCGACATATCACGACTTTGTTTGGGAGGGTCAATGGTATAGACCTAACAATCTTTTCATCGTGAAAGTTCTTGGGGAATTCCCGCTTGAGGAAAGCAACAAGCTCATTCCCCTGGCATGGGCAGAGGCGGCACAGGACAGATGGAAAGATAGCATTTCTACAAACAGCAATATCAAAATCGGTTTGGATGTAGCAGGCATGGGCAGGGATGCTACCGTATTTATTGAGAGAAATGAGAACAAGGTTGGAATGCCGGAATCACACAAGAAAACTGATCACATGGAAATAGCCGGGATAGCCAACAATAAACATGGTACAATATTCGGCGATGCTATAGGAGAAGGTGCCGGAGTCATATCTCGGCTTATGGAAATGGGACATGATGTGTTTGCCGTAAAGGGATCAGAATCTGCAAAAGAATTGAAAGATATGACAGGGGAGAGGACATTCGTAAACATGCGGGCATATCTCTATTGGGCTATTCGAGATGCTCTTGATCCGAAATTAGGCGGGAGTCTTGCCTTGCCGCCAGACGATGAATTGATTCAAGAATTGACGGAACCGATATTCAACATCCGGTCAAACGGTAGTATTATAATCGAGGAAAAAGAGGAAATCAAAAAGCGAATTGGTAGAAGCCCGGATAAAGCAGATGCCTTGTCGTTTACATACTATCCTGAACAACAACCGGCAGCAATGGCCTCATTCGATCCGCAACCAGAGTTAAAAAGGAGACGATGGTAATGAATCTAACTCCGCAACCATTTAGGGGCGAAGATCAGATGCGCGAAGATCTGAAAAAGTTAAAAGAAAAGCACAAGAAAGACATGGAAACGCAGAGAGAGCGACTGAAAAACAAGGTGCAAGTAAAAGCGGGAAATCCGATCTATGCTTTCCTGTTGTCTGCAATAGGAATCATTTTATCCGTATGCCTACATTTTTACACCCAGCCGGAAACATTCATTAACCGTTTGATAATCGCTCTGCTATTCATTATATTGATTGGCGGGTTTAATTGGTTATCATTTGTGATTTGGCAAAAGATGAGGGCAAAGTGACCAAGATTTGCACAAAATGTGGGATTGAGAAAGATATTGCAAAATATCGCATTAAGAGAGATAGAAAAGTAATTGGCGATTCATTTATTGAAATGATAGCCAATAGAGGGCACGCCTACTGCCCAGTGCGATTTAATGTTGCATGAAGTTTCATTTTAGAAATTTAGGTAATCTAAACAATAACATGAGGGCAAAAAATGAAAGATACATAAACATTTCGAGGGCAGAAATGGAAAAGCATGAAATTCTTAGAGGCTCTATCCAAGACAATAGTACCGGCAAAATTACGTGAGGACATAGCACCTGAATTCGGAAGTTACTCCGGCGATCCAGATAGTGATTCGCATCTGTACCGCAGCCTGACGTCCGGGGCGCGAGACCTGAACGAGTTGCGTTTGGCAAGATCAGCTAATATAGCCTATTGGTTATGGCTCACCAGTCCTTATGCCAAGCGCGGTCTTGATATTCTTTCTGATTTCATCTTAGGTACGGGTGTTGTTATCGAAGCAAAAGACCCAAAAACCAAGAAAGTGTTGGAAGACTTCTGGTATGGTAAACCTTGGTGCTTTGAGCAGAAGGCTAATGACTTTCTAAATGTCCTGCATTTGTTCGGAGAGCTCGTTCTGCCATTCGAGGTAAACACAAAAAATGGCTCTGTTTCGATTGCCTATATTGACCCGGCGAATATTGAAGCAATTACAATCAACCCAAAGAACGCCTTGGAAATGTCTAACTTGAAAGTCAAATCTATTGATAAACCATTCGTGATTATCAATGATGCTGAAAAAGCAGTCGAAGACGGAGTAATTGAAGGTGTATTTCTGTTCCAAATTAATAAGATCGTCAATGCCGTGCGCGGCTCCGGATGTTTGCTGTCATCTATTGATTTGCTGGCATCACTGGATGATTTTCTGTTTGCGGAGATCGAGCGAACGATGATGCTCAGGAATTTCATTTGGGATATAACATTCGAAGGGGCATCTGAATCTGAGATTAAGAAATGGGTTAGTGATGAAGAGAAAAAACCGCCTCATCCCGGTTCTATTCGCGGGCACAATGAAAAGGTTACTTGGAATGCAGTAACACCCGATCTCAAGACAGCGGACTCGCAGAATATCTTCAAGATTCTTTTCAATTCCGTGGCAGTCGGTCTTGGTGTTCCAGAACATTGGCTTGGCGGTCCCGGATTTGATATAAATCGCGCAACAGCGCAAGCCATGAATGATCCTATTTTCAAACGCTTGCAATGGCGTCAAAAATATGTTAAATCCATGTTTGAACTGATGTTTGACTTTGTGCTTGCCAATGCCGTCAAGTATGGCTATGAGACTGGATCGATAAAAGATGCTGATGATAATGAAGTCGGTGGCAAAGTGGATGCAAAAACTAATCTTGAATATCAGCTTGGCTTTCCAGAAATCAGCCCAAAGAACATCAATGAACTTGCGGACGTGCTGACTAAGATAACTACCGCATTGGGAGTGGCGACAATGAACGGATGGATAGAGAACAATCAGGCATCCAGTATCGTGCAGTCGTTCATCGAAAAGGACATGGGAATCGAATTGCCGGAAGCGGAAAAAGCACTGAAAGAAAATCAACCAGTTTATTAGGAGAAACGAATCATGGGACGGACAAAAGGAACAAAGAACAGACATGAAAGTGATTTTTATCAAAGTACACGGTCTCCTCAAATAGTTGTTGATGTTGCCGTCAAAGACAAGTCAACCGAAAAAGTTACAGCAAAGGCTCCAAAGCCAGAACGGATTGTTCAACCCATCGAGGCAGATCCGAAACGCAAGCCGTGTCCAAAATGCGGATCAATCAAGATCGGCCAGACATATACAGATGGTCACGTTGACAATGACAAATTCAAGCATGGTCGGCATTATTTTCTGTACTGCAATCCATGCGGTTATCAAGGCAAACACAGTCGCATCGGATATGAGGAGGCAGAAAGGTTCTGGAATGAACGATAAGATCAATCCATTAAAAGGCAGGCATAACGATTGGCCATCTAAAGGGCAAGGTTATCAGCCGGACGGAAGGAACAAATTAGATCCGAACAATCCCCCACAAGGCGGAAGCGGAGAACCTAAAAGACAAGGACAGTAGAATCACCAAAAGGACAGGGCAAACAGATGAACGCAAAACTATTAAGCGAAGCTTATAGGGAAGAGACACTAAAAGTAAATCAGTATTATCATTGTAAGAAATGTAAAACAACCTATTGAAACGATATAGGTTTGTTTTGGGAAAGCTTTGCATGTCCGGTATGCGGTAGGGATTTAGAATATATTCGCAAATCTTCCGAAATCAGTTACAAGAAGATTGCAAACCTAAAAGGATGGATTTTTTTCGCAAGACTAAATAAATTATTGTTTGGATAATGCCGATAAGCATAGAACAAAAACTGCGCTTTCAAAGAGCCTTCAATGCTGCTATCAAGAAAGCCTCATCCATGCAAGAAATTGCTATGGATGGCGTGTGGAATATTCTCAAAGATTATCGATCTCAGATCATAGACATTATCACTCATTCGCAGGGCTGGGATGCTTATTGGGCAGCACAAATGCGGGACGCAATCGACCGGGCGAGTGCCAACCTTGCGAGTTCCTTGCGAAACGACATAAACGGCAAGATTGATCAATCATGGGAACAGGGACGGAACGTCGTTCTTGAGCCGTTTCAGCAATCAGAGATTATACTACCGAATGTCGGTATATCATTGGAGGATTTGTCTCTTTCCAAGGACCTTGCCGCCGATCTGGTCACAGACATAACGCGCCAATCCGCGAAGAACATCAGCCGACAGATTCAACTCGGAATTTTGGGCGGGAAGACTCAAATCGATATTGTCAAACAACTTGGCCGGATCATCATATCAGACGAGGCGCGAAAAGAAAAAGCGAGCTCAGTGTTTGGAACCGTCACTGAACGAGCCAACGTGATTTACAGAACCGAGACCATGCGGATATTGAATGCCGGGCAATATGCCCAATCGCTGGCAGTCTCAGAAGAATATCCAGAACTCCGCAAATTCTGGATGGCCAACAACGATTTGAGATCGCGGCATATCGGGGATCGTTTTTATCACGTAGAGGTCGACACTGCAACCAATCCAGCACATGGCGGGACTCCAATTCCATACAAGAAAGATTTCATTGTTTTAGATGAAAAGGCTTCCATGCCTCTTGATCCGAGGATGTCGGCAAAGAATGTAGTCCGGTGTCGGTGTCGAATGGGAACTACAATGCTGAACGAAAAAGAATTGAACGAATTCTATTCAAAGTGAGGAATCCATGCGAATCACCAATGAACTGCGATTAACATCCGGGGTGTCTATTGGAACGGTGATAATTAAGCAAGGACGACCGGACAGATTGCTTGAATCAGAGCCGTATCGGAAGGAGGCTATGAGATTAGTTAATTTTCTTGAAGAGCACTTGGTAGCAGGAACTTTTGATGAATTTTGTCGGATTGTCAACAACCGTAGGAAAACACGGGCTATAAGGCAATTAATGTAAACGTAAGAAAGTGAGGGCAAGATGAACGTAAAAGATTATGTAGAATTTTTCGTGAACGGTTCTAAGTTTCCATCGGATGGAATAGGACAATACAAACTACGAATGGTCGTAGGGCACAAAATAAAAGGTATTGACTATTACAGCTTCACGAAACACGGGATGTTGTTTGAAATTACAAAACAAATGAAAATTGATAATCCCAATATTGACTGGTACGAAGAACGTGCATCAAGGGCAATAAAGGCTGCACAGAAAACATGGGATGAAATAGAATCGCAAGAATATAAATACGAAGAGAAATTATATGGCTATCACTTTGGAATGCCCTATTATGAAGATGAAGATGGAGGAATAGTAGGAGATTGGCCATTGATCGTCACTGCAACTATATATTGTGAGGATAATTTTTTAATGAGAAGCGGAGAACTTCCAGATAAATATAAATATTTAAAGCCATTTAGTTGGCCACAAATAACTGGGAAGTGTTTAGGAATAAAGGAAGGATGAGGGCAACACGACATATCAAGTTG